CGCTGAGGTAGATGCCATCATTGATGCTGTCTGGCGCTCAGGGCAGCCCTTGGGCGTCAATCTTAGAGCCCTCGTGCGTGCCGCTGCCTGTTACGGGTGGCGGTGCGCTCAGGTGGCCCATTGGATCAACAAACACTCAACACGCTGAACATGGTTAATCCCATCGAAGAGCAAAAGCGACAAGATCGCATGGATACTTGGTACAAAAAAGATGGGCGCGGCAGCAGGCGTCATCCAATGCACGCTCTTTACACTGGTCTTGCCGACAAGTACATGAAAGAGGAACAAGGCGATGATTGAGTCAATTGATCTTGAAGAACTCTTTCAAAGCTACTGGAAAGAGTCTTTCCCTTTTGCGCCGGCAAACAAGCAGGCTGCTGCATCGCACGTTGCATTTGCGCAATATGCAATCATGCAAGTAGAAGCACTGCGTGAAAAAGAGGACAAGTGATTCTTAACGATTTAGAGATCGAACGCTTGTGCAAAGAGCAAGCGATGGTCCTTCCTTTTTCGCCTGATCAGCTCAATCCTGCAAGCTATGACGTGCGACTAGGGGATCAGGTCATGATCGAATCAGTCGCATCCTCTGACTTTGTGCGCACACCTATCAGCGGATTCACAAAAGAGAATCCTTGGTTACTGCGCCCTGGGCAGTTCTGCTTGGCTTCCACAGAGGAGCTACTGAACATGCCGGAGGATGTGGCCGGACAGTTCGCTCTGAAGTCCAGCAGGGGGCGTGAAGGCTACTCTCACGCCCTCAGTGCCTTCATTGACCCTGGCTTCCACGGCAGCAAGCTCACGTTGGAGCTGCACAACATCAGGCAGGTCCATCCGATCCCGCTCTATCCGGGTATGTTGATCGGACAGATCGTCTTTCATCGCATGTTAGGTGTTCCACTTGTCAGCTACAAGCAGAAGGGGCACTACAACATGAACGAAACCGTGATGCCTAGTATTTGGAATTAGCTAAAACTAAGCTAAATCCTCTAGCATTTTTGTGTACTTATCGAGCGAGAATTCCTCGCTCATATTTTTTGCCGATTCAAGTATCGCCCAATACGCCCTGCTGTTATTAAACGACGCCTGATGATTCAAAAGCAAGGCAAGCTCCAAAAGCCCCTGATAATCACGATTCCCAAACAATTCCTTAAGGCGCTCTGCATTAAGCCGTTCCTGAAATTGATCTTCAGGGCGATAGCTTGGTGATGACATGATGCGTGGACGATTATGACTGAGCGTAACGAGCCCTGGCTTGAAAGTCCATGCGAAGAAAATCAGTGGAAATGGCGCGTTTACGGAATCGGCATGATGTGGGATCATGCACAGGAGTGGCAGGCCCGATGGAAGCTCCACTATTTGCAAGTTTCTCAAGGCACAGACGCTGACAATGGCCCGCGACGCGACACAAGCATACCTCAATGAAATAGGGCGCTACCCGCTTTTGACAAAAGCACAGGAGGTGATGCTTGGTACGCAGGTGCAAGCATGGATGGCAATAAGAGACAGGGATGAGAGTCAATACACCGAAGATGAGAGAAAGATCGCAAGGGCGGGACGGAGAGCAAGAGAGAAGTTCATTAAGTGCAATCTTCGCCTGGTAGTCAATATCGCAAGAAAATACGCCCCAAGATGCAGCACTCTTGAGCTAATGGATCTAGTTCAAGAAGGCAACGTCGGACTTGCGAGAGCAGTTGAAAAGTTCGACCCGACTCGTGGATATGCAATGAGCACTTACGCCTATTGGTGGATCAGACAGGCGATACAAAGATCAATGCAGTTCAGCGACTTAACAATAAGACTCTCGATAAACGCTCACGACTCAGCCGCAAAGATAGCGAAAACAGCTGAAATCCTATCCAAGAACCTTGGCAGGGAGCCAACGGTTTTAGAAATATCAGAATTCAGTGGCCTAAGTACTGAGGAGATCAAACTTGCTGCTACTGCGCCAAAGGTGATCACAAGCCTAGATCGAAAGGCCAATGACATGGAGGGTTCAAGTTTTATGGTTGAACTCATACCAGATGAAAGACACTCAAATACAATTGAAGATGCAGAAAACAGAATAAAAATAGAAGATGCTTACGACGCAATATACAAATATCTAGATGACACGAGCAGGTTGATTGTTCTTGAGCGCATGAAAGACCCACCAACGCCATGGAGGGATGTATCTACAATGACAGGGCTCAGCAGGAGCAAGCTTCAGTCGATGGAGAAAGCTGCGCTACAGCGTTGCGCGCTCTTGCTGAGAATTAAAAATAGATTTGAGTTGTAATTTTATCTCAATAATCCCATCTGACACGTGGGCGCCCACGGCGCATTCCTAGATGCACAAATCCTTTTGGCGCACCATAGCCCAAGCTATACTTCCAGTTCTTATCGCACCATTCCTGAACTACGTGAACATCCACGCCTTTCACATAAAAATCAACTGCACCGACATCGGGGGCGTCGAATAAATGCTCACTGCTGCTAGCCCCGCCAACCATCCTGTTGATCGCCTTGGGGCGATAGCCACTTGTGATGATGATAGACTTGCCGCCAAACTGAACACGAACCCTTTCTAGGAAGGCTGCAAGCTCAGCCGCGACAGCGATTTGATAGTCTGCGGCGAATCGCCGCTCTTCTTTGTATAAAGCAAACTCGCCAAGCTGTATATGAGGAGTGACATGCGTGGTAAATGGTGAGGTCGGGCGAACCCTGCCGGGCTGTTGTTCAACCTGCTGATTGCCTACGAATAGTGCAATTTCATCTTTTCTGCGATTGACTAGACCCTCAAGAACCTTGCCACCTCCTTTGTTCCATCGCGGCAGTTCTTCAATTACAACCTTATTTGCACTTTCGCCCGCAACCAGTCTTTTCCGCAGTGTCGATTCTTCTAGTGCGCCCAGTCCAACATTGTAAGCAAAGCTAATAATTGCAGCTTGTTGCTCACCACGCCACTTTTTAGTCATAGGTAGCAGTTCAAATACACCGGGCGCAAAAAGATGTTCTACTTCATTTTGAAGCATCTCGTCTGCCATCTTTTGTGTAATCTTGTCGCCCATTCGTACCGGGCCATCAATCAGCCTTGTGGAGCCATAGCCGATTGTCGGGACGCCAGCGGGGCACAGATAAGCCTCTAGTCTGCAGCCCTCCCACTTCTTGATGATTTTCAGTGCGGGCGCAAGCCAGGCCGGTGGCAGTGTCTGCTTCGGCGGCGGGTCAGCGCGATACATTTCGGCAAACTGCCTCAGGGTGTCCGCCGACAGCTCACCCTGCAGCCAGTCCCATGCAGCTAACTGATGCGGCAGCAGCTTGAAGTGCTTTGCAGCATCACGCAGTTGAATCGTGCTCATTGATCAAGCCAAGGTGCTTTGATTTGCATGGCGCCACCTAATTTCTGGCTTTCGCCGGTTTGTAGCTCATCATCTGGTGGTTCATGCACCACAACAGGTTTTGGTGCTACTGGCTGATCCGCTAACCAGTTAGCTTCTGCGCGATCTAGCCTCGGACCTAGCGTTTTCTCAAACTTGTAATCCTGCGCTGCTTTGCGCAAATGATCACGCCAAGTCTTTTGACCGAATCGCACTAGCCATACGGTGTCAGCTTTCAGCGCTTTGGGAACACTACCTTTAAGGCTTTAATTATCAGCTGCACCCAGGAGTTTTCTTTGATTGGCAGCAAAGTAATGATTTCCGATCCTGCGGCAACCAGGATGGCAATGACAGCAGCGGTGGTGGGATCCATGACCGAATTGCGTTTGGTTTCAGTATAGAGAGCTATCTGCTCGTGCCAAGCGACATTTCAATGTGTCTCACACGACTTTCGAGATCAGACAAGCGCTCCTTGCTGTCGTTCTTCAGCTCTTGGATATCTGCCGCAACCGTATTGACCGACTGATCCAGCTTGGCGACCTGCATAAAAAGGCCGGCTAAACCGACCACCGCAGCGGTCAGCAAAGCCGGAACCATTTGTGTAAACGGACTTTCAGGTGGCTTGGCAGTGATGCCCGCCTCTTCGTGGCGCTCCATTGCGAGGCATACAGCCGACCTTTTCCTTAGATTAGCGCCCCTGCCCCCGTAGCTTTTTCTTGCCGCGACGACGTGGACGGCTGTTTTGGCCGTAACCCTGACTTGTGGTTTTAGGGCGACCAGGTTGATGTTCCAGTCGCCCGGTGCCGGTTTTTGCTTTTACTGCCATCAGTTAGCACCAGGCTCGGGGGGCCACACTACGTTCCAGGGGAATCCTGTTTGTTGCGGAATCATGCGAAGGGTTTCGCGGTACAACGACCAAGCAAGTTTGGCATCTGCATTTAACGGGCTATCAGAAAGCTGAGTCCAATCGCAATCGGCTAAACGTTGGTTGCGGTCAGCACGAATTTCAACGGCTTTAGCGTCGGTGCGTTCTGCAATCTGTTCTGGTGTGGCAGGTGTTTCAGTCCATTGCTCAATCCAAGTGCCGTTGACTTTGACTGCAGTGCGCTCAGGGTTGATGGTGTGATCCTCAGCAGGTTGAGCTGTGGGCGTCACACGGTAAACATTGAACCTTGCAGCCACTTCATCGCTGATGACCTTCGGCCAACTGGTGCCTTTGTTATCACGCCTGAGATCGGTCAGCGTGTAGGGGTAGCGATCCAGCGAGCCGTCAGGCTTGAGCAGTGCGTAGAACATCAGGACTCCTCCAATTCAATGACTTGATCCGCGATGACATCACGGATGATGATCGCTTTGAGCTGCTCGGTTTTGTGTGATTCGAGCATGTCGATTAAACAATCGCGGAATTCAACGATGGCAGGCTTGTCAGCGTGCTCAGCATTGATCTTGGCGATAGCGCGTTCGTAGTTGTCGATGTTGATCTGATAGTTCAGGATCTCATCGTGGCGACCTTCAAGGGCGGCTTTGAGGGTTTCGAGTTTGTTCATGGGTTAAGCGGGAAGAAAAGCGACACATTTAGCATCACTTGCGGGCAATGTAGCAGGGTCTGTATATTTAGTGCCAAACCCCGAAGAAGACCATGGATAGACGCTGATGCGAGGGGAACTATCATGAGCTATGGCTATAGCAGCACCGTCAGGAGAGAAGGCAACACCATGACCAGCTCCAGTAGGTAGCGTAGAAGGATTTGTATATTTAGCACCAAACCCTGAAGACCATGGATAGACGCTGATATAGGGGGAGGTATTATGAGCTACAGCTATGTCAGTGCCGTCAGGAGAGAAGGCTACACTGTAGGCAAAGCCTGTAGGCAATGTAGAGGGGTTTGCATATTTAGTACCAAAGCCTGAAGACCACTGGTAGACACCGATGTATATGGAACCCCAATGAGCTAAAGCTATATCAGCACCGTCAGGAGAGAAGGCAACAGCTTGACCTTGCCCAGTAGGTACTGTGGAAGGGTTTGCATATTTAGTACCAAACCCCGAAGAAGACCATGGATAGACGTTGACGTAAGGGTTAGTATTATGAGCTACAGCTATGTCAGCGCCGTCAGGAGAGAAGACTACCCCATTACCAACAGCTGCAGGTAGTGTAGAAGGATTTGCATACTTAGTGCCAAACCCAGAAGACCATGGGTAGACGCTGATGCGAGGGGTAGTATCATGGCATACAGCTATATCAGCGCCGTCAGGGGAGAAGGCTACATCGTTGCCATTACCTACAGGCAGTGTTGAGGGGTTTGCATATTTAGTACCGAATCCTGAAGACCAGGGGTAGACACTGATATAAGGGGAACTATCATGAGCTACAGCTATATCAGTACCATCAGGTGAAAATGCAACACCGTTGCCAGTGCCTGCAGGTAATGTAGACGGGTCAGTATATTTAGTACCAAACCCTGAGACTGAAGACCACGGGTAAACACTGATGTAAGGGGAAGTGACATGGCCTACAGCTATATCCCCGCTGTAAGGAGCAGCCACAGACTTACTACCCAATAGTTTCTTGCTTAACATCACGCATCTCCCACGCGAGCGCCATACACTTGGCTGCCAACTTTCCACAACACGATAACGGTATAACCGCTTGTGTTCAACGTTGGTGCTGAGCCTGCATCCGTCTTCCACACCACGCCAGAACCGCCGAATGTTGCGTCGGTCCAGGTGAGC